CGAACCGCTACCGGAAGACCCGTTTCAGCCGGCGCTGATCAAACTCGAAAAACTGTTCGAGCGTGACGACATACCGCTGTCCTCCAAGATCACGCGAGCCACGATGCTGCTCGATGAGCTTCGGCCCGCCACGTCGGCCCGTCCGACCGGTCGTCTCGTCAAATGGTCGGATTTCGTTGAGGAAGCTGTCGACGACTCATACGACTGGATCATTCCCGGCCTGCTGGAACGCGGCGAACGTGTAATGATCGTCGCTTCAGAGGGCGTCGGCAAAACCATGCTCGGTAGGCAGGTCGCCCTCTGTACCGCTTCCGGGATACATCCTTTTACGTTTGACAGGATGCCGCCTATCAGAACGCTGATGGTGGATTTGGAAAACCCGGCGCGGATCATTCGACGCACCTCTATCGACATTCAGAAAAAGGCGAAACTGTTCGGTTTTTGCGACGACCCACAAGCTCACCTGCTGATCAAGCCTGACGGTCTTGACCTGCTGCAATCCGGCGACCGGACTCTGCTGGAAGATGCGATTGAGCAGACGAAACCTGACCTTCTGCTTCTTGGTCCGGTGTACAAGTCGTTCGTTGATCCCGGCGGGCGAACAAGCGAAGCTATCGCGATTGAGGTCGCCAAATATTTTGACTCGCTTCGTGAATGGTTTCAGTGTGCGATGTGGTTTGAACATCACGCACCACTAGGAAGTACAATGTCTTCAAGGGATTTACGTCCCTTCGGATCTGCTGTCTGGTCACGTTGGCCAGAGTTCGGTCTTAGCCTTCAGCCAGATCCGACCGCAACTACAGGCTACGTTTATGACGTGAATCATTTCCGCGGAGCACGAGACAGGCGGCGTTTCCCCACAAAGATGATGCGTGGCAAACGCTTCCCGTTCGAAGTGCTCGAATTCATGGCGGTCGACTAATGGCAAATCAAAAAGGTCTAACCAGAGAGTTTCTAGCCGAACGCGATGTTCGCATCTTCAAAATGCGTCAGGCTGGCGTCGCGTCAGCGGAAATTGCCCGCAGATTCGGTCTATCCACCGGAGCAGTCAACTCGGCTATCAGACGGCAACTCGAAAAACTCAACAAAGAAGCACTCATGGCCTACCCCGAGGTGCTTCGCATGGAACTCGAACGACTTGACGCGCTACAGCAGTCGATCTGGCCGCTGACCCAGCATCGAAAAATCACGACAGATGACGGAACCGAAGTCACGTTGGAGCCCGACATGAAGGCAATCCAGCAGGTTCTCGGCATCATGGACCGGAGATCACGTCTTCTTGGCATGGAGCAGACCAACGTCAATCTTCAGGTTGAGCAGGTCGAACCCCACCGGGCCGTTCTGGCAGGCGCAGCGGACAATGCTGCGGCCGCGGTCGATGCGTTTGACCCCGAGAAAGAAGCAAAACAGCTGTTGGAACTCATGGGTAACGCGGGAGTTCTGCCTCAGGAGACCGTGGATTCTCTACTGTCACAAGAACCCAGACAAGCAATCGAAGCACCAAAGGAACAACGTGAACCCGAGAAAGAAGTTCTCTATGGCGAAATCATCCACCCCGGAGGAAGAATCGACGACTGAGGACAACATTGTCGCCGCGATGGACAAAGTCGCAGAAACCCTCGAGCCGACGATTCCGGCTAACACTGGGGCAGACGAAGGGGCCACAGCCACCAAACAGGTGTTGATCCGCGCCACAGAAGAAGACCGCGACCGCTGGAAGCAGGCGGCAGAAGTCAAAGGTGTCAGCCTCTCCGAGTTTGTTCGCACGCTCTGCAACGCTGCCGCAGCCGAACTTCTTGAATGCTCACACCCGAAGGAAATGCGGAAGGCATACCCGTGGTCTGAGCGCTGTATGGCCTGCGGACACCGCTTCATCTGATGTGAGAAAATTGTCGTATGGCAGCACCGCGTAAAAGGCTTCGTGTAGAGCCGTACGAATCGAATCCGGTTGATGCGGACAACGATGGAATCGTTCAGGAGGGGACGGCGTTTGAGCGTCCTGCCGGAACGAACATCGTTGATGAGCTCGGAAACATCATTCAGGCTGGCGTCGTTGCCACCGAGCGGGGCAACTTTCGCGTTGTAGACGCCGACGGCAACACTGTCGACTACACGCCGACCTACACAGCTGCGGGTGCGGTCGGTGAAGTAAAGAAGCCCGGACAGCAGTCTGCGCTCGGGCAAACCATTGGCCAGCGGATGGGGACGCTTGGCGAGAGATCTCAGACGTTGGGATCGCGATACCGCACGATCGGCCAAATCAGCAGGGGAGAGACGGCCGATGTCCCGTCGACCAGAGCCGCACAGGAGGCTGCTGCCGCTGCCGTGCCGGGAGTAACTGTCAGAGATGCGGACGTTCCCGACGCACCAGAACCGCCGAGACGGGGGACACCAGAAGCGATCAGAGCGCGGAACGCTGAAGTCATCTCTCAGATTGAGGCCGCCGGAGGTTTCTTCGATTTCTCCAGCTTGCCTCACGAAGAGCGCGACGCCTTTATTGAGCGCGAGAAGATGAAGACCGTTACATCCACAATGGGAGCAAATCCGAACGGTGGACGGGAAAGTGTCCGCAAACGATGGACATTTCTTGTTGACGCTGAAAAGGAAAGGGTTACTTATATTGAAGATCTGATCAATAAGGCAACAAACCCTGAAGATAAAGAACGTTTCCGCCAAAGAGCCGCTGTGGCAAAACAAGTTGTTGAATATTTAGAAGCCAGAGACTCCGACCAAGTAATTGACGACATCGTCTCCCTTGTAAGACAAATTACTGACGACGATGACACCCGAGTGGCAGTTCAAATACCAGTCGAAAAATTCCCTGAATTCCTCTCACAGGGCTACAAAACAACCCACGAAGCACATAGCGATCACAGTGCGCCAGATATTCGAACCGGATACGAAGTGACCCAAGGAATACCGGCCGACGCCCCAGCATCGGTTCGACCAGCATCCGGATACCTGCAAATTGGTGCACGCCGCCGAGCCGCGCGTCAGCTCGCAATTGACGAGGGTGCTGTTGACCCAGACGCCGACAGCACCGTCGCTAAACACAACGCTGGCCCAGCCGGATTGTACGGCAAGGTTCAAATGATCATGAAGCCAGACGCTAGCGGGCGCACACGATTTGGTATGGGCGATTCCTTCAACTCCAGCATGCGATCCGCGCCGCTGGTCGGAGCAACAGATGACCAGCTTGTCGACGCCGTGCTCGCCACAGATGGAGGCAAAGGTGCGTTTTTGGATTCAGAGAAGAAGCGGTTTTCGGATTTAGTTGAAGTTCTTGCCACCGGCGGAAACGCAGAGCTTTTAGGTGCCCTGCCAACGGACGATCGTGTGGTCGAAAAATCTGGAATGCCTGAGCAGAGGGGTTCTCTAGAATACTGGGAGACGCTCATTTTCGGCTCTTTTGACATATCCGATATAGCAGAAATCTCTATACCAGAATCCGAAATACCGAGAACCGTTAAGCCGAAAGGAAACTTCGGAAAAGATACGAGAGACTGGCTGGCGCAATCTCTGAGAGATAATCCTGAACTATTCCAATTCCTATCAATGGAACAAATTCAAGAACTCAGACGACTTATCGAACTTCACCCAGACAAAGCCGAGCGCATGATGGGGAAACTCACCAACGTCCTCAACTTCATCGACGAGCTCAAAGACCAGCAAAACTTTCTGCAACGAATTGCCGCAGCTTCCCCAGATACCAAAGTCACGATCACCACACCGGGAGGTAAGTCGAATCTCGCACCCTCAAGATTCGGACTGCCTGAAGACGGTGACGTCATGGCATTCCTCGAGGGAAGAATTGAAGTACAGGTAAACTCAATCTTCGAACAGTTGCAGCAGCTGCCGACCGGACCGGCGGCAGAAGTCGCAGAAGTCGTCGACGACGACGACGCCATGTGACGTAACCACAATTTCAGCCATGTTTCTCCACGTTCAAGACAACGCACTGCCCGAACCACTGCTACGCAGAGTCGCCAACGACGCCAACTTTTTCCCGGCGGACATGTCACTTCACGACAACATCGGCGAATACCTCAACAGCTACCACGATGTCGAGTGCGACTGCTACGCGCCCTACATGTTTTGGGACGGATGGATCAAATCGCCTGCCGACACGCTCCGCAAACAGGTCATCCAAGTCTTATGGTCGCAGCCCGGACTGCTCCCATTCCCAATCGAGGAAGTCGCCGGATTCGAATACTGGACCAGAACTTTCGGAGTTGGCCAATACCTCGGCGTCCACTGCGACGAAGACACCTTCCAGTACGCCAAAGATCGCTACTACCGTGGACCAGCAATCGGCTGCGTCTGGTACGGCACCAGCGAGTCGACCGGCGGGTTCCTCGAGCTCCACGCCACCACGATCCCCGAGGGAAAAGATTCCCTTGAACGGGAGCAGCTCGACCCGCTAATGTCGCCACCAGAGGAACGTGAACGGATCATGTATCGGCCGAACCGACTGGTCGTGTTTGATGCCGGGCACCGACTCCACGAAACGACAACAACTCTTACTGGACAGCGTCAGGTCATGGTCGTCAACGTATGGCACCGCGACAACCCGCCGAGCGCACTCGACACAGGCGAATTTTTCTACGAATGACTTTCGTTACCGGACGGATAACTGAGCTACATCTCGACCGAGCACGACGACGAGCGGCCGAATACCCGGTGCTTCCCGGTTCCCATCGCGGCGTCGCAGCCAACGAAATCGGGGCACTTGGAGAAGTTGTCGCCGAAGGCTGGCTGGCCAAAAACGGGGTGCGGTTCAAATCAGTTCGGACTACCCGAACAGACCTCGTGCTGTCAGATAACTCAACGCTAGAAATCAAAACGAAAGATCGGACCGTCGCCCCAAAACTCGACTACGAGGCGAGCATCCCGCTGTACAACCACGACCACCAGCAGCCCGACTACTACCTGTTCGTGTCTCTCGAACGCAAACGTGGTCAATCTTCAAACCTTGCGAACTTTCACACCGCGCACATTGTGGGCGCCTCCAGTGTTAGGCGGATGCACCAGCACGGGAAAGTCTGGAAGGCCGGGGAAACCGACCCGGACAACGGGACCACGTTCTGGACAGACTGCCTGAACATAAAAATCGGAAAATTGGTGGAACCTGAAATTGCGCTGCTACACTGGCGCGCATGAATACTAACGAACTACTCGACTTCCAAGATCGGCTCCGCGGCTTCGCCCACAACAAGGGCGGCGATCCTGCCGACGACGCCGCAGAAACCATCTCGATCTGCCTCGAAAAAGGCTACGACAAGCTGCCCGACGACGAATTTGTACGTGTCGCGTTTACGATTTGCGGCAACCTGATCAAGAACCGTTACCGGCGCAAAAATCTAGACAATAAATATTTTCCTGTCATCGCGTCAGTCGACAGCACCACTGATGACACATCCGACGCCTCGTTCTTCGACCTGATCGCCGGACTCGACAAACTCGAACAAAAGATCCTAATCCTCAACATGGTCGAGGGCCTCCGGATGCACGAAGTGGCAGAACGCGTCGGCCTCACGTACGGGATGGCCCGCAAGGCAAAGATGATCGCTATCGCGAAGCTTCGCGACCAACACATCGCCTCGTAGTAGTCTCGGCCAGATGAGCCGAAATGTCCCCGAATACGACATTGCGAGTCATCGGCAACCGCTAGGCGACGCATTTCTTCCTTGGCCTGAAGTGCCCGGGTGTGGACGTGAGTTCCGCAAGGGGCTGATGCGCTACGAAGATGTAGGCATGTTTTATAGCTATGGGCCCGAGTGGCATCACGGGATTCTTGGGAGCGACAGCAATGGATTCCTGCCCAACTGCTATTACCGCGTGAATTCAGATGGCATGCACTGGGATGAATATGTACACAATCCTGATGTGCTTGCCCTCGGATGCTCAGTGACGGCCGGCGTCGGATTGCCCTACGAATACACGTGGCCAAACATCTATCGGTACGTAGTCGGGTGCTCGGTCAACAGCGTTGCCCGACCCGGTGCATCAATCCAAACGATGGTGAAGTCCGCATTTCATCACATCAAACATTACGGTGCGCCAAAAAAGATCATGATGCTTATTCCTGACGCTATGCGTTACACATTCCTACATCCTGTAAAAGCAAACATAAACAGCACGCCAAAAAAGTCAATTTTGTTTTGGGATAAGAAGCAGTATTCGTATGTTGAAGGTGGCGACAACTCGCCGCCATTTATTTATAACGACGACAGAAAAATTCCCATTTTGCCATCGCCGGATTTTCTTGTTGAACAAAATTTGTCAAGCTTAGAAAGCCTTGGATATTTA